TTCCCTTTGTCTGTGTCATCTAACTCAATATTGACAGCACGTTTTTTTGTTTTGTTATTAAACTCCTTTTCTAATACATCAAATGCTTTATTATAATACATCTCGGAATGTGTTTTTTTGTCTTCACTAATATCATTTGAAAATATATCATAAATGAACTCAGATATACTGTATATTGCAAATCGTAATAATATGTAAAGGTATGTAAAAATATAGGAAATATATCGTAAGTAATCAAACAATGTCCCGCCTTTCCCTTTTTTCTTTTTTTTATCAATATCATCATTACCGTCATAATCTTCTTTTTCATCGAGACCTACGCCAGGAATAATAGGTGTGGGTACAAAACCTTCTTTTGTTTCTATATTTTCGGTAGGCTCATTATCATCTAATATATCAATAAATGTTTCTATATTTGAAAAATTCATATCCTTCTTCATTTTTATTTTTTTCAGTTTATATTTGCTATTATCCATTTTCAACCCTTCTTTCATAGGTGGGTGTTTCCATTTTGTATTATTTTCCATAGATATATATTACTATATTATGATATAATAATAGATTAAAAATCATTATTTTAACGAGCATACATTAAGCCGCAATTTCCACCAATAAACGATAGTATATTATAGCGTTCTTCAAATAATACTAAATTATAATTATAATCATATAACTGATATGAACCTTGTCTTACACCAATAGGTTCACCGTCTTCATTACAAATTACATCAAATCGTGAATTGACTAAATCAACTTCTGGAACGTGTGTAGTTAATTCTAATTCAATATTTTTAAAATTACTCATATTCATTGCTCCCGATGGCTGGTAATCCTTTGGATCCGTTTTCAAGCAGAAATTATAACAATATATACCGTTGTTTGCCGAACCATTTGTGCGCGTATACTTTTCAATATAATCAAAAACGCCTCGTGTAAGAATATTCTCGCGATAATCTCCGTCTAATACAATACCCATTGTTTCCAGAATTTCCTTGCGATTAATAGGTTTGAAATCACCTGTAATATAAATGCCTGTGTTTCGTCCATCGTGAGGGTCAATAAACGGTCCGTAATTATTGGGTATAGTGTCTTGAGAAAATCCTAGACCCGATAGATATGTGCTTACATTCCGAGGTGATAATTCTATATCTGCTGGTTGTGTTCTATACGGCCAGTTCGTATAATTCGACCATTCATTACGCAAATTTACATCGTTTCGTTGTAAATACCACAACCATGATGATACCATTCCACTACTCATCAGCTTAATCTTTTTAGATCCAGTTACATTTTCAAATCTATGTTCGTAAACACTTTTAAATAAATATATTTGATCTTCCATCGCAAATTTACGTGCCTCATCAGTAGAAAGAAAACAATAGGTTGATATTAAATGAACGTCTGCATTCCACGTATTTACTTGATTTCCATAATATTGAGAATCTAAAAATATATTAGGTGGGGATTGTAGAAACCGATACATATGAAATCGGTCTTCGTTGAAATCAGGTCTAACATATGGACGATCATATACATTATCATATACATCACGAACTTGGAATAAATCTTGGATCGGACGTAATGTAACACTTATTTCCAATTGATTATATTGTAATGATATTAAAGGAAATGGTGTGCGATTATCCATTGTAAACCACGTATTAATTGGAATATATAAATTCCTTCCTCGTATACTGGGTTCAGAACCTGTTGTTGAAGGTGTATAAAACGCAGACGGATAAGTATTGTGTCGTCCATTAACATTTGCTGGATCGTTAATTTCTGGTATATTGCCTGTCATTCGATGGAAAAGATTCTTCTTTTCGCTTGTAAAATCCCTTTCTACCATAGCAGCTAAATATTCACCGGTGTATCGCTGTATAGTTGTCGAACCAGACGTTAATACAACTTCTTTAATCATATGTGTGCCGATATTTTCAATCCATCTGAAATCATACGGCGCCCAACGTCCATTTGTATGTTTAGCTGTACCTTCTGTTTCTGATGTTTTGGGAATTGGATGATGTATGGGACTCCATATATTAGGCAATGTCACTACCAAATATGTATCCATCAATAATTCCGCATATCTGGGAAACTTGAATGTGAATTTAGATTCCTCACTTGGACGAAGTTCTCGTAATCCATCATAATCAATGCGAAATTTTTGCATACCAAAATTCGTATATTTACTGTAAGCAACTTTAAAGAATGTTTTACTTGGATTCCCGTTTAGTATCACATTATCTTGTCCTTGCGATTTTAAATTTAGTAATCCACCTGCCATTTTATTATATAGAAAATATATTATATCTTTATATAATAAATATAGACTATGCCTTTTATTAATGTGTTGTTATTATTGATTATAGTATTCATATTATATTTATCATTATCAAGCTTATATTGTAATTATGTTTCTATAAAAGAAGGGTTATTTGATACAAAAAATAGCGAACTTCGTTCCGTATCGTATACTTCTGAAAGTTCAGGAATTACACATTATAACGGAGAAACGTTTTTGCCTTTAAAAGAATATATTGTAAAGTCCAGTTATAATAGCGCAATTAGTGGTAAATATGTAAGTAAAGATATGGTTAAATATGTATTGAGTCGCGGATGCCGTGGTCTAGATTTCGAAGTATTAATGATAAATGGTATTCCATATGTGACATATACCACAGATAATACATACAAAACATATGATACAGAGAATAAAGTGTTGTTAGATGATATCCTGATGACCGCTTCTACATTCGGGTTCTCACATCCATCTCCGAATTCAAAAGATCCTCTATTTATCCATCTTCGTTTAAAATGTAATGACGATGATTTACAAGATGCATTAACCGCCGTTTCAAAATCAGTAGATTATGCTTTGAGTTCAAAATTATATGACGAAAAAATAACAGACAAAACCACCATCAAAGATATAATGAATAAAATTGTGTTAATATTCGACAATTCGATTCATCATAATTATCAAAATAAAATACAGTGTGACTCTATGGAAGTATGTTATGATTTATCAAAACAAGTAAATATAGAAACAGGTTCGTTATTGTCCAAGTATAGTATTATGGATTTAGAAGAAAAAGACGTTCAGATTGATTCCGACGATTATGTTTCTCTTCGTAAAATATCACTCGCTGTTCCCGAATATTATAATAATAATGGTAAGATTGGTGGATTATTTACAAACGATTTTGTGAATCATATATCATTAATTAAGTCTATTCAGGACCACGGTATTCAAATGTTATTTTATCGTTATTATAACCGCGATTATCATCTCAACGAATGTGAGAAATTCTTCAAAGAATTTAAATCCGCAATTATTCCATTCAATATTGCAATACCGTTTATCAAACGCATTCAAGAATAAATATATAAGTAGTAATATATATATTTATAATGGATTCCGCAAATGATGAACCTACCAAAACATATACATATAATATTTCCAATAAAAAAGAACTTACCAAAGTCCAAAACAAATACAATAATGAATTATGCGATGACAAGATGACTTTTGAGGAATGTGAACTTACTATATTGCGTCAAGCAGTAGATATTACAGAAAAAGTGTCTAAACGGAAATTAGCAAACAACGAGGATATTACTAACATTCTCAAAGTATTGGAGAGTTTCTTGAAGAAGAAAAAACTCATCTGTTATGGTGGAACTGCTATTAATAATATTTTACCAAAAGAAGCACAATTCTATGATAGAGAACTTGAAATTCCCGATTATGATTTCTATAGTCCCAACGCTTTAAAGCACGCAATTGAATTAACTAATATATATTACAAAGCAGGATATAACGATGTTGAAGCAAAGGCAGGCGTTCATAAAGGCACATTCAAAGTATTTGTGAATTTCATTCCCATTGCGGATATTACGCAGTTACATAAAAACATATTTGAGACTATCTCAAAAGATGCTATTACTATCCAAGGTATTAAATATAGTCCGCCCGATTTTTTGAGAATGAATATGTATTTAGAATTATCGCGTCCTCGCGGCGATGTATCGCGATGGGAAAAGGTTTTAAAACGATTAGTATTATTAAATAAATATTATCCAATGAAACCTGGTGTATCTTGCAAGACGATTGAGTTTCAACGTAAGATGCCTTCTTTACGAGAGAATACCAATTCCAACGAAAGTATTTTTGATATACTATGGGAAACATTAATAAAACAGAATGTTGTTTTCTTTGGCGGTTATGCTGCGTCTTTATTCTCAAAATATATGATTGGTGATTTAAGTATCACAAAGAAAGTCCCCGATTTTGATATATTATCCGAAGATCCTGAAATTACAGCAAATATAGTTAAAGAAACTTTAAAGAAGCATAACATAACTGATTTAGAGTTGATTTCTCATAAAGGTATTGACGAGATCATTCCGGAATATATTGAGTTCAAGGTTCACGGCACATCTATTTTATATATTTATAAACCTATTGCGTGTCATAGTTACAATAAAATTAACGTCCACGGTAAAAAAGTTTACATAGCCACAATTGATACTATATTGACATTCTATCTTGCATTCTTGTATGTAAAATCACATCACTATACAAAAGAGCGTTTATTATGTATGGCGAAATATCTATTTGATGTTGAAGCGCATAATCGACTATCTAATAAAGGGTTATTGAAACGGTTTTCCATATCATGCTTTGGTAAACAAAAAACGATTGAAGAAATTCGTCAAGAAAAGGCCGAACAATACAAGAAACTAAAAAATAGTAAAAATACAACTGAATA